TGCTGAGAAATCACCACCGGATGTGCTATAGTTAACTACTCTTTGCATCCATAGATGGAAGAATTGTTTGATTTCATGATCTGAGTCGAGCATGAAATTACATGATACTTGATCATGGTTTAAACCTCGCACAAATGTTTTAGGTTTTTGTGCAACACCTTGATACACCGCAACGTCAGCCTGCATTCCTGGCATCGCTGCTGCATTACAGAAGAAAGTTAAATCTCGACTTGTGACTCTATTGCCACCTTCGACATTCGTAAAAATAACTTCAAATAAGTTTTTGTGGGACGGTCCACCATACTTATCAAAAGTTGATTTGAATTCGCTAATTTTAAACGCCATTTATCTTCCCTGCAGTATCTTTCTCGAGTCATTATAGACTTGTTTACGTGATGCACCAACGAATTTTTGTGTTGGTAAGAATAAAGCAATATCCCATTCGTTTGGATTAATATAAATTAACTTAGATCGGATTTGGTTATTTAAATAATGCTTTACTGTAGGCTTAAATAATCTAAATCTGCTCGCTCCATTAAGTATATCATAGGATATTTTCAGTTTTGTTGACTCATTATAATTTTTATTTGTTGCTGTCTGATATAATTGATCCATCAAACGAGCTCTCAGAGTTGGCGGTAAATAATGCATGTTTAATCCAAGGAACCCGCCCTTTGCAGTATTTATTGGAAAAATCAAAGGAAACCTATCATAATACGGTAAAGTCTTTTTATGCTTAGGATCGTACGAAAACATGTACATATGTCCTAATCTGAATGTAGTCTCAAGGTTTTCATTTTTTGTTTGTGTTAACATTTTTCTTTCAGTTACTTTTGTATTCCTAACATTAGATGCAGCGTTCCTATACCAGTCTCGAGCTGCTTGAGTCTTCGCCGGAACCTGCCCCGCTCTAATACCACTTAACAAAATGTCGTCGAATACTTTTGCCATTTACTTTATCCCTAAATCGTGTTCTGTCATTACCATAAATTGCCAGCCGCGATCAGCACAATAGTTTCGTGCGGCTTTCCATTTTGCTTCATTAATACCCCAAGTTTTAACCTCGTTCAAATATCTTCGAGAAACTCTTCCTTTGGCAGTATTTTTATTCTTAATATCCGGCGGCCTTGCTTGTGACGCAGGTTTTATTTCAATCATCATAATTTTGTTTTTTCCATCAGGTTCGTTTCTACAAACTATAACATCTGGAAAATATCTATGCCTTCTTCCATCAATAGGCGAAGTGTATGGTACTATTACCTCTTCACTTTGCCACCATAATACATGAGGATGCTTATCTAAGGTACTAAAAAATTTTAGTTCCCACGAAGATCTATAAATAATCTTACTCGCATCACCTTTGTACTTTGCGGGATTTTTTGGTTTAAACCTTCCCTTATAAGCCACTATTCACCTCTTATTTTCAATATAAATAGACATACCAGTATTTATTAAAAAAAGGCAAGTCGATGGCGCAAACAACAGAAGGACAGATGGAAGGTATTAGAAGAGCTTCTATTACAAACAAAAGCGGCCCAATACTAAAATCATTTCCATCCAGACCTCTTACCCATAGTATGGTACTTGGTTTTAAGAAATATGATTACACAGCCCTAGGCGAATATGGAATACTTGACCCGAAGTCTAGTGTGTTTGCAGACGAAAACCGCGTCAACGTAAAAAGTGAAGATTATATTCAGTTACCATTTCCAACGCAGCTTACTGATAGTAATAATTTAGACATAGGTCCTTTTGAAAGAGATCTGTTTGCAGCTACTATAGCTGATAAACTAAAGCCATTTGCTCAAAATGGAACCGGCGCAACACTTCAGTCATCAATGAACTCGTTAGGCGGTGCTGCATCTCGAGGTCTCGATAGTGTAATGAACTTTGTGAGTAGCGGTGGTAAAGGAGGAGGTGATGCAGTTAGAAGCGCCGTAAATGGTATGCTAAATTTAGATTCTACAAACGTAATGTCTGGTGCTCAATATCTTTTAAGATCAAAACTTGGGCAAGTCTTTGGTGGTGAGGTAGGTAGAACGTTAGACAATGTTACAGGCCAAACTATTAACCCAAGAACCACGCTTGCATTTAATGGCGCGCAACTTAAAAACCATTCTTTTACTTGGGAACTATATCCTTCAAACAGACAAGACACTAAGAATATTAAAGCGATCGTAGACACCATAAAGAAAAACGCATTACCAGGTGTAAGAGACTTACCTGGAATTAAAAGAGCTTTCCTGCAATATCCAGCAATAGTTAACATTTTACTATTTGGTGTTAACAGTGATTACTGGGTTCAATTTAAACCTGCTATGATTACAGATTTTACTATAGATTATGGCGGAGGTGGATTAGTGAGTATTATGAGAGGCGGAGTTCCAGCTGCTGTTAGTATCGGCATAAATTTAACAGAATTAGAAATTCATACAGCTGAAGAATATGGAGCAGGTGATTTAGATGCGGTACCAGCACAAATTAATGAGTTAGCAAGAGATCCAAATGGACCTGGAAGAGGCAGATAAATGGCAAAATATTTTCAAAGCTTTCCAAAAGTAGATTACGATGGTGTAGAAATTCGTGATATTACAAGGCGCAATCAATTTATTAAAAATGTTTCTACAAATCCTCTTGTTTATCTTCCTTACACCGTAAAAGAAGGTGAAAGAGCAGAAGATATTGCTGATTGGTATTATGGTTCTACAGATTATACATGGCTTGTATACTTAGCCAATAACATTATAGATCCTTATAATCAATGGCCAATGTCTATAGAAGAATTTAATAATTACATGATTGAAAAATACAGAGAACAAAGCGGCAAAACTGGCAATGATGTTTTAGTATGGGCTCAAGAAGACCGTGAAGATAACGTAGTATATTATTACAGAGAGGTTTAATAAATGGCTGATATAATCCAGTTAGCACCAGAGTCTTTTAGAACTATCTACCTACGGCGCGAGGATAGAGTTATTTTGCTAACTGAGGCTGGCAGAAAAATTATTATTAAACGTATTATTCCTGAGGAATGGAAACCGTGGAGAGTGTTTGATGAAGAAGAAGCAAATAATGATAATAGAAAAGAAATCTTTTTAATTGATCGTAAGTATTTGCCTCAAGTAGTAAAAGAGTTTTCAGAAAAAATTAAAAATAACACATGACACAAGATACTTCAACAAATCCAAGTTATTCTATAACTAAAGCCCAGCTTAGATTGTATGGTGCTAAAAGCGCATCTGTGTTAGGCGGAGGCACTGCTCAAGATTTTGTAGATATATCTGAGATGATTATTAAATGTGTTATTACTCAATCTATAGAAAGTCCAAGCATAAGTATTATATTTACTGTAACTGATGCTATTGGATTACTTGAAAACGCTCCGTTACGTGGCGAAGAAACAATAGACTTTAGTATAAAAACACATGACACTGCCACAGAAGTAGATTTAAAATTAGTCGTCTATAAGATTGATGGCTTTACTGTAAATGATGGACAAGATAAAGCCAGTTATGAATTGCATTGTGTTACAAGCACAACCTTTGCAGCAAGCCAAAAAGAAATTGTCGCTGCTTTCAAAGGCACGAGTAATCAAATAGCAAGCGATATTTACTCAAACTATAACGCCGGTGTATCACCATCTTCACCAAACTATCTCGACGAAAATAATAAAGTGTTTCCGTTTGCTTCGGCAAAATTTAATAATCAAGAAGATAATAGATTTTTCTATGTTCAACCGGGTACTCATATTCATAAATTAACTATACCGCGTTATAGACCAGCAAAAGCTCTCAAATTTTTAGCATCAAAAACGTACTCTTCCGAAGCTAAAGGTACATCCTTTAGATTTTTTGAAAATCTATTAGGGCATTACTTTGTTACAGATGAATTTCTTTTAGCAAGAGGTGAAACTAGAAATTCAGAAGAGTCGTCTGCAATTAGTTTGTTTTATTCGCCTATAGCAAGTTCAGATCCAAAGTACGTTGAAGATCAACTTAGTAGAATTGATAATCTTGTACAATCCTCAAAAGCTGATACGCCAAGCGCAATGTATGGTGGCGGTTACAAAAGCGAAGTTTTAGAAATAGATTTAATTAATAGAAAAACAAATTTAAAAAGGTTTGATATTAATAAAGACGGCATAAACTTTATTGACTCTAGTGGAACAACGCGCAAATTAAGTAACGATCCTCACACCGAAGATTTTGCTAATGATGTATTTAATTATGATATTTCTAAAAGATTTCACGTTATAAAAACGTATCAAGAACCAGGTGATTTAATGTTTGCAGGAGGTCTTCAAAACGATCTTTACAGAACTGAAATTATACAAAGACGTGCTGCATATAATTATCACTTGCATTCTCATCCAGTAGTAATAAATTTAAAAGGTAGATTAGATATTACTGCAGGAAGAATAATAGATTTAGATGTTCAAGGCTTTATGTCAGACAACCGCGCAGACCGAGATAATAACCAGCTTTCTGGAAGATATTTAGTTCATTCTATAAGTCACGAATGTAAAGATGATATTGTAACCACATCTGCTAGATTATCTAAATTTGATTGGAGTAAATAATGGAAACAGGAATAGGATTAAAAAATCCACTATTTTTTATAGGTGTTATTGAAGATAACGACGACCCGAGAAAAGAAGGTAGGGTAAGAGTACGCGTGTTTGGTGCACATGGAACACTTAAAGATATTGCGACAGAAGATCTTCCTTGGGCTACAATGATTAAAGGGGACTATGATCCAAACGGATTTGTTCCACTTAATAGCTTTGTGTTTGGCTTTTTTGTTGATGGCAGAGAAGCTCAGTATCCAATGATATTAGGACTAATTCCATCTGCAATGGCAGAACCTATAACATATGCACAAATTGCAAAGCAAGGATGGGGAGTTATTCCAGAAGGTGAAGGATCAGATAGACGAGCCGCTGGGAGTACGCCAACAGATGTTAATCAGCCTCAAATGAGTAGAGAAGCGCGCGGCGAATATGTAGAAGAAACTTATGTAGTACCTCAAGCTATTAACGCAGTTGAAGAAATTAAAATAGCTGGTTCTGAAGAAACTTGGGCAGAACCAGCACCAGCCTATAATGCAAAGTATGGTTATAACCGAGTGATTAAAACTACTCAACATACAATCGAATTAGATGATACACCTGGCGCTGAAAGAATTAACATTACACACGGAACCTCTGGCGCTTATGTTCAAATAGACTCAAGAGGAACGGTTGCTCATAAAACAACAGGCACTAAATATGATGTGAATGATCAGAACCAGCATGTATACATTGGTGGTAAAAATATCGTAACTATAATGGGTGACAGTTATGTGTACGTAGATGGCAATAAGATTGAAGAAATAAAAGGTGATTATCAACAAATTATTCACGGAAATGCACGAGTAGGAGTTGGTGGTCAATACACTTTAAATGTAAGTGATCAAATACAAGCTAGAGCGGCTGATGTTAAGATAGAAGCAGACACTGGTACTTTATCAATTTACGCAGAAAAAGAAATGCAAATTGAAGCTGGAATTGGCATGTATCGTAAAGCTCCTTTTTTATGGGATCAAGCCACATCTAATATGAATATACGTGCTAACAATTTAAATATGTCAGCTGTTACTGATTTAAATATAAGAGCAAACAACGGCAATTTAAATCTTTTCGGCGGGGCAGACGTAAGCATGTTATCAGATGCAAATCTTCAAGTTGAGTCAAATGGTAACATAAGTGTTACCGCATCTAGCACCGTGTATATTAATGATTACGTGAGTATGGCTGAAGGTGGAAACGATAGTGCTACAGAAGCTGTATATTCAGAAGAATCAATATCTGCTGCCAGAGTTGAAGCACCAGAACCACCAGCAAAAAGCACAGCAACTACATCAGAAAAAGCCAATAGGGAATCACTTTCTACTACTGGTATCACTAGTCAAGATGAAGGGACCTTAGTCTAATGGCACGATCTTGCGAACCAATAGATTTTAATTCTAATACAAAATCGTCTAATCAGCTTACTATTGATGATGCTATTCCTAATAGTAATTACACTAATGATAGAGGCATGCTTACTTTACAACAAATAGATGTTATTGAGCTTAATTTTAGAAATAACATTGTTGCTGATACAAAAGGTAATAACTTATCAAAAGCCGTCGAAAATTTTCCTAGTTTTTATGAAGACTTAAACTCAGTTAACGCAAATGTATTTAATGCAACAGCAAGAGAAATAGCAGTCGACTTAGATGCAACAATATTAGTTAACCGAATAGATAGCGGAAGAAAAATTACTCCTTTTGAATTTGCTGAGTTTATTACTGATAATTATTTTACTCCTACCGCTGTTGCAACTGGATTAGCAGGTGGACGAGGTCAGAGTAAAAATTGGCTTAATTCTATTAACTGCTGGTTTTCTGGCCCTGCAGGTTTTTATAATAAAGTACTTGGAGGCGCATGCGATACAATTGGTAAAATATATGCTGGTGTTGCTTTGTTTGATGCTTTACAAGACGGAGTTAAAGACGCATTAGAAGCTTTAACTAAAATTAAAAACATAGAAAATATACTGCAAGCAATCATTGATAAAATAACGGTGCAAAATCTTATTAACGCGATAAAAGGCGCAGTTGCAGGTATTATACAAAAAGCTATTGACTGCGTAAAGATGGCAGTTATGAGTTTTGATCCATTTTTAATTTTAGGCAGAGGCGGTCCAGTTCCAAGTTATGCTTTGGGTAGAACCATAGAGAATGCTTTGTTACAAAAAGAAAGAGTTCTAGACACTTTAACAGATGACTTTTCAAAAACTATTACAACAAAAATAGAAAAACTTATTGATTATAGTGTTAATTTGTTTGCTAATCCTTCGGTAGAAGAAATAGAATATTTAATGTCTCGTTTTTGTGGATTTACATCGCAAATTGGTTTGGAAATAGAATCACTTAAAGAACCTCTTACTAGATTTGATAGAAGAGCAACCGCTGTTAGAGATACTGTTCAGGCTTCTTCTAGAATTGTAACTGCGCAGGCTATTGAAAGTGGAAGAGCAGTTCTATCTGATCCTGATCGTGCAGAAGTTATAAATAATACAAGAGAAGACTGGGCTGACACTGGGCATATGAGAGAATGGTATGATAAAGATCCAAGCAGTCCAAATAATGTTAAGATGCTTACATTTGAAAGTATAATGGACGACAGTAATGGAAAAATATGGTCATCAAAAAGCCAAGGATGGTATACGTTTTATAAGAATCCATCAGATGCTTGGTATCAAGTGAGACCGGGAACTAGAGAAGCGTTAATAAGAACACAGCAAAAATTTGGTATAAAACTACAAATAAAAAGCATGTTTAGAAGTGAAGCTTATAATGATCATGTTCGAGCGATAGAAAAGAAAAGCGGTGCAGCCGCAGGTCCTAAAGGCGATTATGGTGTAGCGTTTACTTCTAAACATATAGATGGCCATGCTTTTGATATAACTTGGGTTGGTTTCAATAAAGACTCAGTTAACAAATTTTTGGATATTGCCAAACAAGAAGGTTTTTTATCTAGAGTTCCATATTTTCGCAGTGGGTTTGTTCACATAGATACGCATTCAGAAAGATATTGGGTAGGTAATTAAAAATGGTAGTTAATTTAGTCACAGGAAGATCGAAAAAAATATCGATTTATTCTGATTTTAAAAAGGATCTTCAGATTAGTCCGCTATCAGATGACTTAACACTTTTAAAAGACGAAGACGCAGTAAAAGAAGCTATTAAAAATCTTATTCTTACTGATAAAGGTGAAAGATTAATGAGGCCGTCCGTCGGTGGTAATGTTAGGGCAATGCTATTTGAAAACATTACTCCGGTAACTTTAAAAATAATAGAAGATCAAATAAGAACTGTAATTGAGTTATATGAACCAAGATGTAAATTAATAGACGTGTCAGTTACAACGACATCAAACGAAAATAACTTGGCAGTAAAAGTACAGTTTTACATCGTTAATCAAGAAATGCCAATAGAGCTAGATATGTTTTTAGAGAGGACTCGATAATGGCTAAACTAAATGTTGCAGAGTTAGATTTTGCTGCTATAAAACAACAATTCAAAACGTATCTAAAAGATCAAACGCAGTTTAAAGACTACGATTTCGAAGGCTCAAACATGAGTGTTTTATTAGATGTCTTATCATATAACACTTACCAAAATAACTTTTACACTAATATGGCTATTAACGAAATGTTTATTGATAGCGCAGTATTACGTAACTCTGTTATTTCACATGCTAAAGAATTAAACTATCTTCCAAGATCTAAAAAGTCTGCAAAAGCTGTAGTGACTGTAAGAATTATTGATGATACTATTACTGGTACAACAGTTAATATTCCACAATATACTCCTTTTACTACATCTTACTTAGGAGAAACATTTGAGTTTATTACAGAAAAAGCTTATGTTGCTCGGGCGATTACGCCAGGTGTATTTGAAAGCGGAGAGATAGAAATATTCGAAGGAACTATGCTAACAAGTTTTGAGCGCGAAGGTTTCTTTCTTGACGACGAAGGTATTTTGAGAGTTAATCTTACGAACGAAAATGCAGACGTAGACTCAATCGAAGTATTCGTTGATGCTGAGGCTACAGATGATCAAAACGTATTTGTAAGAGCAAATGACATTTTTGGTGTAGGACCAAAAGATAAAGTATTTTATGTAGAACCTTATTATGATGGAAGATACTCAGTATATTTTGGGCGTAATGTATTTGGATTACAACCATCCGAACTAGAAGATATCCGTGTAAAATATCGTGTTACTAACGGTGCCAGAGCAAACGGTTCTCGATCATTTACTATTAACTTAACAACTGATGGATCTTCTGTTGTAACAACAATAGCTCAAGCTACGGGCGGATCTGAAGAAGAAAGTATTGAGAGCATTAGATTTGCTGCGCCAAAATCAATACAAATACAAGAAAGAGCCGTTACTGCTTCTGATTATAAAAATCTTTTAAAGAATAGATTTTCAGAAATTGTTGCGGTTGCTGCGTATGGCGGAGAAAAGCTAGAACCACCTCAGTTTGGAAAGGTTGCGATTTCTGTTTACCTTGGTCAAACAAACGATCTTTTATCTAAAACCCAAGCGGCAACTTATATTGATTACTTATCAGATAGAACGCCGTTATCTGTTGAGCCAGTTTTTCAAGACGCAGAATTTTACCATGCTGACTTAAATGTTAACGTAACATATTCTATTTCTGCGACTACTAAATCACAAGGACAATTAGAAACTTTAATACGTAATACTATTCAAAGTTATTCTACCGCAAACCTTAATGATTTTAACAAGACTTTAAGATTGTCAAAATTAGCAGCTGCTCTTGATGCTGCAGATATATCTATTCAAAGTAACAGTATTACTGCAAAACCAGTAATTGACTTTACTCCAACTTTACGCATAGAGTTAAACCCTACATTTAATTTTGGAACAGCTCTAGTAAAACCATACGCTTATAATGCTGCTAATATGTTTAGAGATTATAAGCCGGCTATTAAATCTGGCCAATATGATTTAGAAGGTGTATGTGTTTTCTTCCAAGACGATGGACAAGGAAACATTCAAATCATTACTGCCGATGTGACAAACCCGCAAATAGTAAATCCAAACATTGGTACTGTAAATTACGAGACCGGTGTTGTTGCTTTAAAAGGATTTCAAACAGAGGGTTTCCAGGGATCAAAAATTAAGATTGTAGCAAATACTCAAGAAGACGACATAGTTGCACCAAACGGTAGAGTATTTTTTGTTAGAGACTCAGATGTTACAGTTAATATCATAGAAACAAAGACACGGTAAAATGGAAATAGAAAAAAGCATACTATTTAAAATTGAGCAACAATTTCCAGCCATTTTCCGTGAAAATGGTCCAGAATTAGTTCAGCTTATTAAAGACTATTACGAGTTTATGGAAACAGAGACAAACATGTCTTTGTATCGCTCAAGAAGACTTTTTGAATATCGTGATATTGCTAATACTACTACTGAATTTATAATTCAATATCATAAAACGTTTATGGCAGACTTAGATCTTTTAGATCCTGCAGTAACACGTTTAGCTATAAAAAATATTTTAGGTTTATATAGAAGAAAAGGTACGCCGGGTAGTATTAAATTATTCTTTAGACTGTTTTATCAGGCAGACGCTGAGATTTCGTATCCAGGAAAATATATTACTAAACCTTCTAGCTCATCTTGGCGAAAAGGTATATACCTTGAAATGTATACCAATGACAATAGCTTTTTTGACAAAGATGGTAATGAGTTTACATATGCCGATCTGTATGGAAGAAATATTAGAGGTGCAATTTCAGAAGCACGTGCAGCTGTTGATACAATTAGTTTCCTTTATATTAATAATACACTTCGTCCAATAATATATTTAAGTGATGTACTTGGAACATTCCAAAAATACGATGATGTTGTCGCAATCATAAATGGTAACTCGGTTTCATTTGGGCGAGTGCTAGGTTCTTTAAGTGAAATAGAAATTGATGATAACTATGGTGGAACACCAAACCATAAAGTCGGAGAGATTTTCAATGTTGAAAGTATTGGTGGTAATGGTCGTGGCGGTAAAGCAATTGTAAGCGGTATTAAAACAAACGCGCTGGGTACAATAGAATATAGTGTTACAGATCCTGGGTTTGGATACACTGTTGCTAATACAGAACTTTTAGTTTCAGATCAGGTAATTATTATTTCTAATCCTAATTTATCTTTTGTTGTAGAAGAAAGATTAAGAGATAGTAATGGTAATGAAGGCATCGTTATTGGGCAAAACTCTGTTGCAGTTGGCGTAAAAATGAATCCTGGAGATGAGTTTGATTCTTTTAACATTAATGCCATAGATAGAATTCCATCGACAACTACTTTAGAAATGGTTACTGGAGCAGACTCAGTAGATCTACTTACTGTTAAAAACGACTCTTCACCTGGTCCTCTATTTCCAAAAACAGGAAACTCAGATCATGTTAAAGTCTCAATCAATAACGTTGAAACAGTAAGCTTAATCACAGATGTTATTAATGATTTCACGGCTGTTCCAATTAACTCAGCTGATTATAACACAGTGCCTCCTGCACTTAGACCAATGTCAGGAACTGCAAGCCCAGTAACTTTAGCTACACCTTTAAATCAGGCTTTCAACTTGACTCCTTTTGATATTGGTTCTATAGATCAATTAATAAATGTTAATCCGGGTGAAAATTATACAAACGATGCTTGGGCAATTGCTCGAGATCAAGTTATGAGAAATTATGATAGATTTGAACAAGTAATTGTTATGAACGTGTTCCCGGCCAGTTTTACGATTGGTGAAGAGGTTACTGGTAGTTCTTCGGGTGTTGTTGGTAGAATTACTGCCTTAGACTCATCAAACTTTTTCATTAAAGTAAGACCATACAGTTACTATGGATTTACAAAAGACGACGATTTAATTTACCAAGGTGCAACATACGATGTTAACTATATTTCTCGAGATTATGCTGGAGAAAAAATAGGTGAAAGCGCAGACATTTTTGCAAATGTTCTTTTTGAAAGCGGACAGATAGATACAGCAGACGTTTATAATTCTGGTGTTGGTTATCCAGATGGCGATTTAGTATACTTAACAGACGATGATGGCACTATACATTCAAAAGCTACAATTAGAGCTTTATCACAAGGTATTACAGAAGGTTACTGGTCTACATTTAATTCGCATTTAAGTGGATGGATACCAAACGTTGCAAACTCTTCTATCTTGACGTATAGAGATTATGAAATGAGAGTTCAGGATAGTGACTACTATCAAGAATATTCTTATGAAATACGATCTGTGTTGGGAGAAGAATTATACAAAGAGTCTCTTGAAAACCATGTACACTTAGCTGGCAGTAAAATGTTTAGTAAGTTTCTTTGGCAAAGAGATATGGAATCGCAGACAGGTGCAAAGAATACTATAGGTGTTAAAGAAGATGATGAAGTAGGTGGTGATCCTATCGTAGGACCAGATCAAACCGTAGCTGTCGAGGGTGGAGGATTACGTGCCTCTGCTAGAGATTATACAGTAGATTCTACACTTATTCGAACAAATACATTTACAGAACCAGCGTAATAGAATTAATAAGATAAATAACTAAAAAGTTACGAGGAAAATATGGCACAACAATTAATCAACGTGGGTCTTGTTGCTGATGACGGTACAGGTGATAGGCTCAGAGACGCCTTTATAAAAAGTAATGACAACTTCACAGAACTTTATGGTGGTGGAAGCAGCCTTGCATTAACTGATTTAAGTGTTACAACTGGTGCAGCTTCCGGTGGAGGGACGCTTACTTATGATAACACTTCGGGTGTATTTACTTTCGCACCAGCAGATTTATCAGCAGCAGCATCAAACCCAACGTTTACCGTAACGAATAGCGGATCAAGCGCTTATACATTTAATGGTGGTGGAACAAATAACGATAATAACCCAACGTTATACTTGCAAAAAGGTTTGACATATGAGTTTGCAGTAAATGCTTCAGGCCATCCATTCGAAATAAGATCAGCAGCTGGTGGGGCTGCGTATAACGATGGAGTTACTAATAACGCGGCAGCGGTAGGAACCATAACATTTACTGTTCCTATGGACGCGCCAGATACGTTGTATTTTATTGCCCAAATTCATGCCGGCATGCTTGGGACAATAAACACTGCAAGCGGTGGTGGTGGCGGTGGAAGTTTACCATCTAGAACTGACGTGTCAGGAAGCAGTGCTTCATTATCAAATGATGCTCAGGGAAACATTGATATAACAGGTTTTAAATCCTATGCTCTTATGTCTATTACTACAGATTACGCAGCATGGGTAAGACTTTATACTACATCTGCAGCGAGAACGGCAGACGCAGCTAGGCTTGAAACTACTGATCCTTTACCCGATGCCGGTGTAATTGCTGAAGTAATTACCTCAGGTGCAGAGACCATTGTATTTTCACCAGGTGTTTTTGGTTTTAATAACGATGGAACACCTGCAGATACTATCTATGCTCGAGTTAAAAACAAATCAGGTTCTACATACGCAATTGGGGTTACGTTAAAACTCTTGCAGCTGGAGTCTTAGAATGTCTGATAAACAGGAATGGATTATCACTTTATATAATCATGAAGATCTAGAGTCTTTTTATGAAGATATGGAGACTGAAGGCGGAGACTTGCACATTCCTAACAGAAGAGTTTTATGTACAAACAAGCGCGCAATAAGTAGAAATACCCATTACTATTTGACTGAACAAGAAGCGCTTGAAGTAAAAGAAGATTCAAGAGTATGGGATGTTGTTAATCACGATCTATTTGTGAATTCTATTAAACCTTATGGTTACACGATTGATAATGGTGATTTTGATAAGAGATACCAAACTGATGCTAATAATATTAATTGGGGTTTGTTAAGACATAGTGAAAATGTTAACAGAACAGGCTGGGGTCTTTCTACCATTTTTAACCAAAGCTCGGACGGTAGTGTTGTTGATGACTTGACAGTTACAGCTTCTGGCAAAAATGTTGATGTAGTAATTGTAGACGGACATTTTGATCCAGCCCATCCGGAGTTTGCAGTAAATCCTGATGGTTCTGGGGGAACTCGTGTAGTACGATATAATTGGTTAGCGCCATCGGGTGGAACTTATGATTATGGTGTTCACGTAGACACCGCATATGTAGATCCTAATGGTGTTGACAACGATAGAAGAACAAAAGATAATGACCATGGCTGCCACTGTGCAGGAACGGTTGCTGGAAACACTCAGGGCTGGGCTCGTGATGCAAACATTTATAATATGAGTCCTTATTCTACAAATGAAAATTCAGGTTTTTCAGCTATACTGTGGGATTCTTTACGTGCCTGGCATAATGCAAAATCTATTAATACAGAAACTGGTAGACGCAATCCTACCGTTTCAAATCACAGTTATGGCGCCAGTTATTCATTTGACGCTGGGTCTTGGAAAATGACATACCGAGGAGTAACCTTTGATCCTGGTAGACAACTTACTGTAACTGAACTTCAAAATAGAGGAATTCCAACAACTGACGCAGATGAATTTTCTGTTCCAGCTTGGTTTACATCAGTACAGGCAGATATGCAAGATGCAATAGATGATGGAATTATAATAGTAGTCGCTGCAGGCAACGATAGTTGGAAAATTGTAGACGCTTCTGATCAAGATTATGATAATAGAATTTGGACTGACAACACTGGAGGCTCCGGTTATCTTTCTCATAGAGGCGATGGAAGAACAGGTTATGACGCTGCTATAACTGTTGGAGCACTGAGCAATAACGATGATGAGAGAAAAGCTAATTTTAGTCAATGCGGATCAAGAGTTGACATATACGCGGCCGGACAATCAGTTATAAGTTCTGTTAAAGGTGGACTCAGCAATGGTGGATATACTCTTGTTTCAGATTCTAGGAATGGCACATATTCCCTTCAGCATTATCAAGGTACTTCCATGGCCGCGCCACAAGTAACCGGAGTGTTAGCGATACTAGCAGAACACATGCCAGGCCTTACACAAGCAGAAGCCCATCAGTGGCTATATAATACTGGTTTAAATACTCAAATGCTTGACTCTGGCGCAGACGATGCTATGGATGATACGAGCTTACAAGGTTCTGACAATAGATTACTGTATTGGCAAAACGTTAGGGCTGAAAGTGGAGCAGCCTTTCCAAGAATAACACATAAATTAAGACCTACTTCTGGTGCAACCTATCCAAGACAACGCATTAGAAGAAGAGGCTAAAAAACCATATAAATATTAAAAATATTTAGGAATAAACGACTATGGCAGAAATTTTGACATCAACTTATAGAGCCGATCTTATGAGACGGTTCTACGATGATACGCAAGAAAATGAATATTACATGTTTATTGGCAACGACGTAAACGAAGTTGGTGCTAAGATCACTTCTGTTAACTCGCATTTTAGTCAACAACAATTTATGAATAACATTTTGTTTGGAAAGAAAGTACAAAAAGACGAAATACAATTCATGGTAAAATATTACCCTTGGCAACAGGGTATTGTGTTTGACGAATACGACGATAGAACTAATTTAGTAGATAAAAGATTTTATTGTGTTGTTGGCCCTAACATTAATAACACAGGTGATTATAGAGTATTTAAATGTTTGTCTAATAACAGCGGTGCTGCGGTAAAAACACACCCTGAATGGTCTAATGACAATTTAGATGGAGTGTATCCTATTCCTACCGATGGTTACATTTGGCGATATATGTATAGAATGACAGCGGCTGAATTTGAAGCATATAACGCTAGTGGTTTTATTCCCGTTATTGGTGATTATAATAAAGATCCATACAATATAGCAAACACAGGTTATGCTACTGTTCCAACGACAATAGGATCAGAAGTTACTACTATAAAAGTAGAAAATACTGAAGAAAACTTTGGCTATACTTCTGCATCAGGTGAAATTGATTCTGTAGATTATTCTGGCGTAATTACAGCTGATCCATATACAAACAGTCCTTTAAATGAGATTACAAATTACTACACTGGATTTACGTTTTCTATTGAGCTTGGAGGCTCGAGTTCAAATACAATAATTTATGAAGTAGCATCTTATACTTATGACGAAGCTACTAACACTGGACAATTTGATTTAGAGGTAGATTTAAATCAGCTTACTCAGGATGGCATTGCACCAAACCAAAGATGGAAAGTAACTCCTAAAGTTAAAATTGAAGGCGACGGAACAGGAGCAGAAGCTTTATCGGTCGTTAACAACGGATCAGTAACAGATATTCAGGTTATAAATAAAGGCTCAGGCTATAACTCAGTAACAGCATCTGTCGTAGATCCTAATTTTGACTTTGATCCAGAAGACGCAAACACAGTTGACGTAAGAGCGAGCATCAGACCTATCTTATCGCCAAAAGGTGGGCATAATGCAGATCCACTCTTAGAGCTTGAAGCACGGCGATTATTAATGTATGCTTATATTACTGAAACAGATAGCCTTTCAATTGGACCAACTGGAACATTTAGTTTCGTTGGCCTTATTAAAAA